GTGGATAAGTCTGTGGATAACTTTAGGCTGCCTAGGGGTTGTGGATAAAGTTATGCACAGGTTATCCACAGGTTATCCACAGGCGCAACCCAAGTTATCCACAGGTTTATCCACATGGCTCTAGAAGGCCATAGAATCGCCGTCACGGGGTGTAACGACCGGGGTATGCTTTGGTATCAACTCAAGATTGTCCGCGTTTCGCAAAATAAATTGCATTTTGGTATTGACAAATGTGTGTGCCTATGTTGGTGCCTATAGCTGGCATGGTTTATGCTACGCGAGCATTCTATTACGCACGCGCACGCGAGTACCATACAACAGCATCATTAGTCAACAAATATTTAATGGTAATATTTACAGTAGACAAAAGCCTATGAATCGGTACAATGGTCACATCTTCAATAAACAAAGGTAATCAATATATGAAAGTAAATGATAAAGAGTATGCTGGGCTATACGAGGTTCACCGTGTGGGCGTCGACCGTCTATACTTTGAACACATTGAGCATGGCGAGGGTCGCGCCTGTTGTATAGAGCTCGACGAAAACGGCGATATATACGATTACGATATGTGCGCCACAATCCCAAATCCTGTAGGCCAATGGCTACTCAAAAACGGCTATAATGTCGAATATCGTCGGGACAAATTCGGCGCGTATTGGGATTACGTTTAGACTTGACTAATGCTAGGGGATTCAATAGAGTCCCCTATCGTGAGTCAAGCCACTACCGGCAAGACCTAAACTAGCCCATAGGAGGGCACTATTATGGAAAACGTAACCACATCAAAAATTCTCGGTCGGTCAATTATTCTGCGCAAGCGTAAGATGATATCGAAGCCTTTCAGCTACTCTGAAGGCCTTTGCTTTCACAAGCTAACCGGCGGCCTATACTCTCTGTACATTGAGAAGGGCTCACCGGATCGTGAGATCGGATTCGGTAAAATTATCGACCGGTAGTTACTGCCGGGATTTACGGAACCTCGCTATATGCGGGGTTTTCGTGGTATCAGACAACAAGAGGGTAACACCATGTATTTTGATCGTTGGGATATTTGCGAGGCATATTATATCTATGCTGTCGACTATATGAACGGGCAGAATAGTCCAGAAAACCGTATGCTTTACCGACTCCATAAAATGGGGTATAAACCTGCCGGGTTTCACGGTGGTTACGATTCACTGTCAGAAAACGGTAAGGCCATTTACCAATCACTGATTCGGAGGTATGCATAATGGTTAAACTATCGAAGGCCAGTAAAATGCCCGGTCGATCATGGTCACTTCAGGCGCTAGACACTTGCCCGGGCTCAAAAAATCGGGACGGGTCTTTAGTCGACGCCTGTAGTGGTTGCTATGCCACTACGGGTAACTATCGGTTTAAGAATGTCAGAGCGCCACGGGAGCATAACCGGGACGATTGGAAGCGTGGCCAATGGGTGGATGACATGGTGTCAGAATTAGACAATGATCGTTACTTCCGGTGGTTCGATAGTGGCGATGTTTACGACATACGCTTAGCCCGTAAAATCCTGGAGGTCATGAAGCGCACGCCATGGTGTAACCACTGGCTACCGACACGTATGCACAAGTTTGCCAAGTTTAAGCCGGTGCTGGACGCTATGTCAGAATTGCCCAACGTGGTGGTGCGCTATTCATCCGATAGTATTACTGGGGACATTGTAGAAGGCGCTCAAACGTCCACCATAGCGACGTTAGACAATGTCCCTACTGGTGCCCTAGTTTGCGAAGCATACCAGCGAGACGGCAAATGCGGAGCTTGTAGGGCGTGTTGGTCAAAAGACGTGGCATTAGTCTGTTACATTGGCCATGGCAAAAGCATGGTTAAAAAGCAAAATGACATCATTGCGAGGGCAGCATAGTGGAAAATCAGATATTGACAGACATTGTAATACTGTTATCATTCTTCGGCGTTTGGGTGCTCTTTTGTGCCCTAACGGAAAAGATAATAGACAAACGCAAACCTAGGGGAGCGACTAAACAATGAACAATTTTGACGTGTACGGTGGCGTTACTTTTCTGATGTGCCAAATTACTCAAAAGTATTACGAGGACATAGTGATAGCCAAAACTGCTGAACGAGTGTTAGATTACCCTGACGAACCATCGTGGGGTTTATACAAAACTTTTGACGGTGTTGCGGTTTTAGTTGATTCGGAAGTTAACGAAATTAAAGAGGCCTTAAACAATGGTAATTAAAATTTTACACGATGGGGTGTCATTGGATGCCCTAGGCTTACTGCCGCATTTTTTTGACCGGGCGTTATACATAGAAGGTCAGCCTATACAGTCTGTTGCCGATAATATGGACGATATCTATTATTACGGCGGTTTTAAGTACCCTTTTGAGGGTTCTATCGATCATTACGGGGTATATCAACCGGGCAATGACGAGGACGAACCATTGGAGCCCATTGCAAAAATTACTAAAATGGGGTATACTCTGTTTATTTATCCTTACGCTATCACCGGGTTAGTGGATAGCAAAGGCAACCAAAAAATAGGGAGGTTTGACTAGTGAACGTGTTTTATTTAGATCGTGATCCAGAAAAAGCGGCCAGTGTTCAGTGTGATCAACATGTGGTAAAAATGATACTTGAATCGGCGCAATTACTTTCTACCGCTCACCATGAATTGGACGGTGAATCACCGGCATACAAGCCAACGCACAAAAACCATCCGAGCGCTGTTTGGGCGAGATCTGATGTTAGTCACTACGATTGGCTATATCGGCATATGCTGGCGCTAGGTGACGAATATACCCGGCGTTTCGGTAAGGTACACTTAACCATACAGAAACACGCTAAAACGCTCAAAAAGCCACCAAAGGCCATAGAAAACCGAGTGTTTAGCGATCCACCCCAGTGTATGCCAGAAGAGTGTAAACGCTTAAAGGCTGTTCACGGTTATCGAGTGTATTACAAACGCAAAGCAGACGATTGGGCAGAAGCCGGGCGTCCAATGCGATATACGAAGGCTGTTTAAATGAAAACCTATAGAGTAGAAATAAACGCTGTTTACCGGGAGGTTTACGAAGTACAGGCGGACAGTGTCGAAGAAGTCGAAGACATTCTATATGAAGGCCAGTGTTATAATACAGAGTCCGAGTGTATAGAATCAGACATAACTGAAATCAAACTAGTGGAGGCAGTAAACAATGGCTAAAGAATCTTGGGAATTGTGGCACGACGACATCCAACGTCAATACGAGCTTGAGGACGCTTACGACGAACTGGACGAAGATGACCCAGACCTTGAGTGGAAAATAGAGCAAAACCAAATGATAAACGCTGTTATTAATATTTTACGGCAGGGGAAATAGATATGACACTGGAAGACTTCGAGAGGGGTTACAGTGAAGGTCAGGAAGACAACTCCGGCCCTACTGTAGATCCAAAAGACCACGCAATGTTAGAACATATAGTGGAGTTTGAGACTGAAATGTACCGTTTAGACTGTTACCGGCGTTACCGGGGATGTACTTCCCGGCAACTTGAGCGAGTTATGATGAGCATTCACGGGGAGGGCTGGGAAGATGCGTTGTAAAGCTTGTGATCGAATACTGGAAGAGCAAGAACTTGTTAAAAAAGACCAAAACGGTGATTTTCTTGATTTGTGTACTGTTTGTATACGTGCATCAGAAGATTATGACGAAGATGCACTAAATTTAGACTTGACAAACGAGGAAAACTATGATACCCTCTACTAAAGTATATACTAAAGAAGATAACCAAAGAAATAAAACAAAAGAAATACTTCTTGGGTTAACTTCTGTAGTTATTCTTATGTTAGGGGGCTGTGTGTTACCAAAAGAACCTGAAGGTGTTTGTCTGGACTACAAAAGTTTTAGGACAATAGTCGAGGAATGCACCCCACTGTACGGACAATTGATCTGTATTGAAAAAGAAAAGGTAAGAGTTATTTGCACTAGGCGGGAGAATAGTGTATAATATTAGTATGTTCTGCACAAGTAGAGCAATTTTTAAACGATAACGGAGATTATTCCAAATGACAGCAAGAACTGTTGAAGGTATTGTTAATTTTAGTAACCTGACCGAGCACGACGTGTTCAATGGTCAATCCACTGGCTCTTACACCATGACAATTACGCTGTCCGACGAGGACGCTAACGAACTGTCAGCCAATGGTGTTAAGATCAAGGACTACCAAGGCAACAAACAGCGCAAGTTTAAATCGATCTACGAGATCAAGCGTTTTGACGCCGAGGGTAATCCGTATATGGGAGAAGTACCGTACAACTCCCGTGTTCGCCTGAAGTACAAGCTAGGTAAGGCTCACCCGGTGCATGGCGTGTCTACTTACCTTGAGGCTGTCAAGGTGTTAGAAGAGGCTGAATTCGAAGCTTCGGCAGATGCGTCAGACTTCTAAGTTTGTTCGTCACGAGGGTTGTCCGAAGTGTGGTTCTTCGGATGCCCTCGCTGTTTATGACGACGGCGGGAGACACTGCTTTGGTGTTAACTGCAACTATCATCTTAATGGTCAAGACTCTGCTATGAACGAAACACAATTACCAAAAGCCATCCCACTTAAAATGGGTGGCACAGTAGCGTCAATCCCCCAAAGGCGGTTATCCGAGGAAACCTGTGCTCGCTACGGGGTGACCATTGAGTACTCTGCCACAGGTGAAATATTACGACACTACTACCCTTATTACAAGACCGACACGGGTGAAATCTCGGGTGCTAAAATAAGGGACGTAGAAACAAAAGGATTCCGAACCTGTGGTGACATGACGGGTGTCGGTTTCTTTGGTCAGCAAAACTGCACACAAAACAGGTACGTCACGATCACCGAGGGTGAACTAGACGCAATGTCTGTTTACGAAATGTTCGGCAAACAGTACGACGTAGTGTCTCTACGCTCGGGTGCTGGCAATGCGGCAAAAGAAGTGAAAGAACAGCTAGAGTGGCTGGAATCGTATGAAACCGTCGTTCTCTGTTTTGACACTGACAAGGCCGGTGATGCGGCTGTCGATGCTGTTAAGGATTTGTTCAGCCCGAACAAGCTACGTATCTGCCGGTTGCCACTAAAGGACGCCAGCGAAATGCTGGTAGCCAACCGTGTTAAGGACTTTGTCCAACTGTGGTACAACGCCAAGGTTTACCGACCTGACGGTATTGTAGCCGGTACAGACACTTGGGACAAGCTTGTAGAAAAACGTAACGTGAAGTCTATCCCTTACCCTTGGGCAGGGCTTAATCACATTACTAGAGGACATAGACCTTATGAACTCGTCACCATCACAAGCGGTAGTGGAATGGGCAAGTCCCAATTCATACGTGAACTCGAATTTGATCTACTACAACGATGCGAAGGCAATATTGGAGTCCTTGCTCTTGAGGAAGATCTGGCCAGAACGACGCTTGGTATCATGTCGGTGGCGGCAAACAGGCCGTTACACTTGGAAGAGGACACTCCTGTCGACGAATTGCGACCATATTGGGAAAGCACGTTGGGAACAGGACGTTACTACTTATTCGACCATTGGGGGTCGACTTCGGCTGACAACTTGCTTGCCCGTGTCCGTTACATGGCAAAAGCCTTGGACTGCCGGTATGTTGTACTTGACCATCTGTCTATCGTCGTTAGTAGTCAAGAGTCGGGAGATGAACGAAAAGCTATTGACGAAATAATGACCAAGCTACGCACCTTGGTTGCCGAGACAGGCATCTGTCTGTTTCTCGTGTCACACCTTAGACGATCTCAAGGTAAGGCACACGAGGACGGTGCGCAGATATCTTTGGGTGAACTCCGGGGTAGCCAAGCGATTGCACAACTGTCAGACATGGTGATTGCCATGGAGCGTGACCAGCAACACGAGAACGAAGAAATCAGAAACACAACAACTGTACGTGTTCTGAAGAATCGCTACACTGGTGAAACTGGCCCGGCCTGTTGGCTGTCTTATGATCGTACCACCGGGAGACTGTCGGAGGTGCCTAACCCAAACATTGGTGATGATTTTTGATTTACCTTGATTTAGAAGCAGACGGACTCAACCCAACCACCATCTGGTGTGTCGTAACACGGGAAAACGGGGTATCACAGGTGCATACCAACCGTAATACCCTCTGTGACGCTCTGGCTGGCTCTGTGAGCGTTTGTGGACACAATCTAATAGGGTATGACCTCCCTGTGCTAAAACGTCTCTGGGGGCTTTCTGTGGCTCCTGAGAGGGTAGTCGATACACTGGTGTTGTCCCGGTTGTACGACCCAAGTCGGCAGGGTGGGCACTCGTTAAGGGCTTGGGGTGAAACCTTGGGCTTCCCCAAGGGTGACCATGACGATTGGTCGTGTCTGTCACCCGAGATGATTGACTACTGTATCCGGGATGTTGAAGTGACCGAGGCAGTGCACAAGAAGCTTGTAAACGACATGGAGGGTTTCTCTCAAGAGTGTATCGATTTAGAGCATAAGGTGCAGTTTGTTGTTCAACAGCAGGAACGCAACGGGTGGGTGCTGAACCAAGGTCTAGCCCACGAGCTATGTGGGTTGTTTAAGGAGGAAATGAATGACATTGAGGCCGAACTACAGGAAACCTTCCCGCCAATTGTCGAGCAAAGGTTCTCTGAAAAGACAGGGAAAAGACTTAAAGACAAAGTTACAGTTTTCAATGTGGGATCCAGACAACAAATTGCAGAAAGACTTGCAACTAAGGGTGCAACGTGGAGCCAGAAAACGCCAAGCGGAAAGCCTGTTGTCGATGAAAAGACGCTTAAGGAGAACAGTCACGTCTCCGAGGCGGGAAAAGTTTTGGAATATCTTACTCTTCAAAAGCGATATGCGCAAGTTTATTCTTGGCTAGAAGCGGTTGAAGACGACGGTAGAGTCCACGGTCGTGTCATTAGCAATGGCGCTGTCACTGGACGGATGACACACCAGAGTCCCAACATGGCGCAAGTCCCGGCAAGCCACAGCCCATACGGGCACGAGTGTCGCTCCTGCTGGACTGTACCAGAAGGGAAAAAACTAGTTGGGTTTGACGCTAGTGGCCTTGAGCTACGGATGTTAGCCCATTACATGGACGACAAGGAGTTTACCAATGTCCTGCTCACTGACGACATTCATACAAGAAACCAAATGGCTTCAGGACTTAAAACAAGACCTCAAGCAAAGACTTTCATCTACGCTTTCCTTTACGGAGCCGGAGACGCAAAAATTGGAAGTATCGTTGGAGGAAGCGCAACAGACGGCGCAAATCTTAAGCAACGATTTCTACGAAATACTCCTGCTCTTGAAAGTTTACGAGAACGAGTTATTAGAGCGTCTAGGCGTGGCTATCTCGCAGGACTTGACGGTCGAAGACTACGAGTTAGATCTGAACACTCGGCACTAAATACGCTTCTACAAGCGGCTGGTGCAATTGTGATGAAAAAAGCTCTGGTGATACTCGACGAGTACGCAACAAGCTGGGGCATTGATTACAAATTTATAGGGAACATACATGACGAAGTACAATCGGAGGTGGCTGAACACCAAGCAGAGAAGTTTGGCTGGCTCGCAGTCGAGTGCCTTAAGGCGGCAGGAGTACACTTTGGTCTCCGGTGCCCACTCGACGGAGAGTACAAAGTTGGATACACATGGGCGGAGACGCACTGATGGACAACCCAAATAGAAAAGGAGACCTCGCTGAATATTATGCTGTTACTTGGTTGTGGGACAACGGATACGAAGTTTTTTTAAATGCCGGTTGCACTGGACCGATAGATATGATAGCATATAAGGATGGAGAGGTAAAATTGATTGATGTTAAAACCAGCAGTAAAGACCATAGAGAAGGATATCCACACAGGATTGGTACAGGGAGGACACCGCTACAAAAAGAAATGGGCGTTGTGTTCCTGTCTTATCACCCGGAGACACGCAAGCTTGCTTGGGTAGACCATCACGGAATAAACGACAGACAACTAGGACTTGACTTATGAAAAACATTTATACGCTCGTAGACGACATCTACAAACTCGTAGAGACGAAAAGGGTGCCGGAGGGCGTAGACATTGACCAGTGTATTGACGACTTCGGTGAAGCTGTTAAGAGCTTGATGAAGAAGGAGTTTGGTGGTAGTCGTGGTTGGGACGGTCGAAAGCTCCGTATGTCTAACATTGGTCGGGAAGATAGATTCCTATGGAACCACTACAACAATGTGGAGAAGCTGAAAGACATCCAGCCGCACACGCTTGTCAAGTTTTTATACGGTCATTTGATTGAAGAATTGTTATTATTCCTTACGAGGGCATCAGGACATGAAGTTACAGCAGAACAAAAGCAGTGTGAAGTCAATGGCATTACGGGCTCTATGGACTGTAAAATTGATGGTGTTGTCACTGACGTTAAAAGTGTTTCCAGTTATGGGTTTAAGAAGTTTAAAGATGGAAATCTGGCTTTTGACGACCCGTTTGGATACATTGCTCAAATTAAGGGTTATGCAAAAGCAGAAGGAGAGACTGAATATGGCTGGCTAGCGATGGACAAACAAAACGGTCACTTGGCTTATCTTATGTATGACGACAAGGACACACAGGCTCCTGTCTACGAAAAGATAGGGTTTGACATCAGTGACCGTATTGAACACGTTAAGGAGATGGTGAAGCAACCAGAAGCACCAGAGCACTGTTACCAGCCAAAGCCTGACGGCAAGAGCGGCAACATGAAGCTGGACATAGGTTGTTCATACTGCCCTTACAAGAAGAGCTGTTGGCCGGGGCTACGTGCTTTTGCTTACTCAACAGGACCTAGGTTTTTAACGGAGGTTGTCAATGAGCCGAAGGTTCAAGAAATCGAAATTTCGTAGTACGTTTGAAGAAGACGTATCAAAAATATTAAAGGGGTTTGATTATGAACCGTTCACTGTTCCATACACTATTGAGCGTAACTATCGTCCTGACTTTGTTCATAGGTCTGCTGGTGTTCTTGTTGAGTGCAAGGGATTCTTCCGAGAAGGAGACACCAAAAAGTACACCAGCATACGAGACAGTCTGCCCGACGACCAGCAACTGGTGTTTGTTCTGATGCA